CCGCCAGATTCATTTGTTTGCCATGCCTCTGCCACCGCGCACGTCGCCATGGCTACGTTCCTGTCATCCGGGTTATTTGCGGAGTATCCGCCTGTGGCGTAATCCAGATAGGCCGAGGCCCTGGCGGACAATCGGTCGAAGTTTTCCTCCGAGATTGCCTCGCCAAGGTACTCGCCTCTGTAAAAAGAGTAGTCAGCGTACATGGGTTAGCCCAGGTAACGCACGGCCAGCTCGGGGTACATGGTCTTGTAGCCGTACAGGACGTCCATGGACAGCATTTCCTTCTTGTAGGTCATGTTGTAACCCTTGACAACACGGAGGGACACGCCGTTATAGGAGGTCACATAGGACTCCACGCCAGAGGGCTTGACCAAGGGACGGGTGACAAACGCGAATGCGGAGGGGTGGAAGCCCAGGTTTGCGGTATGGCTTGCAGTCACGGTGATGGCTGCGTTATCCGCCACAGATGCCTTGAGGCCGGGGTAGATCGTGATATCCTGGTCGGCGGTGGACAACTCACCAGCGGTCACGACAACATACGGATTGCCACCCAGGGTGAACACGTCGCCAACTGCAAAAGCAGCGGTGAGCCCGTCTACGTGGATAGCGGTCGCGCCCTTTGCGTATCCGCCGGAATTATCCACAAGGGGTGTACCGGTTGCGCCGGTGGTGTGCTTCTTTACGGCCTGAGACATGTAGTTGTCCAGACCCATCACGCGGCCCAGGGAACCCTCACGAAGGGCGGTAGTGGAGCCGGATTTCTCGGCGTTCACGATGGCGGGAATGGTGACCAGTTTCGCGTCAGCAGCAGTATCCCAAAGGGCATACCGGGGAGACACGGGCACCTTGTTCTCGTTCAACTTCTCGCGCACGGACGCGAGGTCGTCCAGGCCGTCCGGGGTGGTTCCAGCGGTGCCTCCGATGTAAGGGATGTCCTTGTAGAGCTCCAGGCCGTCGGAGTTAATCTTCTGCGCCAGCGCTACGGCGGCGGGCTCCAGGAACTGGCGGTTGAGGTCGTTGATGTTTACCGCGCCCTGAATGGCGGTGATCTCCACGTCCACGGTGGCGATCTTATCCAGCTTTACGGGGACGGAGGTCTCGGTGATATCCTGAGCGGTCACGCCCTGGCTCTGGTCAAATTCCTTGGCTTCAAGGACAACGGGCTTGCGGACCTGGATGGTGTCGCCGAGATTGCGGGAGAAGTCGTTGGAGAAGTCCTTGTGGATCAGGTTGGGAAACACAAGGTTCTCCAGCAGCCGGGGCAGGGTGTTGCGTGCGATCTCCTGGATTGTAATAAAGCTATTAGGCATTTTTCATTACTCCTTTTTCATCGTAGCGGCGTAGTATTCCTCGTCGCTCATTTTGCTGTAGTCGGGTTCTCCGCCGGGGCCATGGGGGGCGCCGCTGTTGAGGCGAGGGCCGCCGTCATCGCCGAACAGGAAGGCGTTCTCCGCCGCCACCGCTTCCACGGCAGCCTTGATGTCTGCATCACGGTTTTTGCTGGCCTTGAGGGCTTCCATGTCGAGCAGGGCCCTAACCGCCTTCGCGTTTTTGGCCTTTGCGTCTCGGAGGGCAGACTCAATCTTTCCGTCCAACTCTAAGCCGTCCAGCTTGGCGGCGTGGTCCTTCTCGGCCTGCTCATACTTGGCCTTCCAGTCCTCAGACGCCTTCTTAATGCCGTCGATGTCCATCGCCTCAAAGCCCTCGATGGTCTTTTTTGCCTCCAAAAGCTGACCTTGTGCGGTTTTCAGTTCTTCGTTTTTGGCGTTGAAGTCTGTCTTGGAGACAAACCCCTTTCCAATTTCAGCAGATACCTTTTTGTCGATTTCCTCAGTGTAGCTATCACCAAGGATGATCTTCAGCCATTCTAACATGTCAGATCCTTTCTGCCGCTATCCTTTTTATCGGGCCAGTCCCCGCTCTGCGGCCCCTGTATTGTTCTCCCCAGGGAGGGTTGAAATGGTATGAAAAAACCGCCGTGTGGCGGTTCAATCAACGTAATAGCAGCAGCGCCCATCTCTCCAGACGGCGCATCCCTCTTTGGGGCATTCCATCATTGTGTAGGTCCATGATGTAATCTGCTGTGTGCTATCGTTTTTGCCGTCCTCGTCGTACTCGTTCGTAACTTGGAGGACCTGCTTCTCTGCCTTTCGGTTATATGGACAAATCATATCCGTTCCCTCTCGTACTGTCGCTTTAGCCCGGTCTGCGACAAAAAGTCCCGTTGCACCTCTTGCCAGTGCCGCACCCTCGCGGCGCTTTCCGCCGGGTCCTGCCCGGCTGCGGCCATGGCGGCCTTTTCGCGCTTCCACCGCCGGATTTGGCGTTCGATGTATCTCTGCCGTTGCGTGGCCTCGTACTCGGTGATCTTCTGGCCGTTGTATGTGTACTTTGGCGCATTCAACTCCGCCAGCTCTCTCTTGGTATAAGCTGGTTCGCTAAAGCCTTCAATGAATGGGAAAAAGCTATGGCGGCAATTCCAACCCCCGAGCCCCGGCCCAGTGCCGTACCCAGTCTTTTCTACCAGCGATGGATACTTCCGGTGCGTCCCACTCCTGGAGTAAACCTTCCCCTGCCATGCGCTATGGTCGGCTACTCCGACTCCGGTGCGGGCTCCTGCGTGTGCAGTGACCTCCACTAAGTCGCAGCCCATCTCGTCGGCTAGGGTCTCCGTCATCTTCAGCGACGCCTGGTTGATGCCGGTCAGTACCGCCCTGCGGACCGCCACATCCATGTGATCAACATGTCCGCTTGGGTATCGGATGGATGCAAGCCCGTCTCTGGCGAGGCCCTTGACCGCCATGCGGGTGGCCTCCTGGTGGGAGAACGCGCCGCTGCTCACCTGCATCCATGCCCGATCAAGCACTTGCTCAAACTGCTGCGTGGATGTGTTGGCCGTGGTCCTGGTGAGGTTTTCAAATAGTCCCATAGTGTTCTCCATCCCTGCCCTCATGACCGCTTGCAGGGCTTGGGACGCAGCAAGAGGGGGAGGGCCAAGCCCAGCCCCCTTGTAGATATCACTGTCAAACCTCAGCGCTTTCAGCCCGGACCGTTCCATGATGCGCTTTATCTCAGCCTCGGTTTTGTTCGTCATCGCCGCCAGGGCCTTAACGATATAGCTGTGGTAATTCCCCATCTCGATCAGCTTCTGATACTGCCACTGGGCCGCGGGGGTAAAGTCGTCAAAGGCGGCAATCCTGCGAGCCATATACTCCAGGGCGTCTATCTCGGCTTGGCTGTATAGCTCCACCATCCGCGTCGGGAGCCGCTCTATCTCTCGGGGTTTCAGCATATCTTACTCCCCCTTGAATCCCATCCATTCATCGTTCGTTTTCTTCTCGGAGAGGATCTTCTTTGCTTTATCCTCCGTTTCGCCGCGCCATTTCACTCGGTACTCCCAGTCCATCATCAGGCCGTCTCTGACCTCCTGGAGATCCCGCTGGCGCTCCGACTCCTTGTCGATGATATAGGAGTCCTCAAACTGCACGGACACCTTTGCGTCTGGATTGACCGGCTGCCCGCAGAACTGTTTACCGGCGTAAAGAATAGCCCGCACCAGGGCCTTAAGAAACGCCTCTATGGCGATGTAGTGCTTGGCTGCATTCTGGATCAGTTCCTGCTTATCGCCGGTGTACTGGGTCGCTGTTACGATGCTGGTGCCGTTGAATTGATAGTGCTTTGTCCCAAGGCCCGTCTTGAATGACAAATAGTCAAGCTGGGACTGCACGCCCTCCTTGTTCTCAGCCACCCGAAGGGCCGGGTTGAACTCCTGGAGCATTTTGTTGGCGCCGTTGCTGTCAATGAAATCGTCCCCGGTGACCATAAACAACTGCTGGGCCACATCGTCAGGCGTGATGGTGTTCCCATCTACGTCGGTTTTTGTCAGGTCCCTGTTGACAAACACCTTCTTACCGCCCAGCTTGAAGTCTCGGCAGAAATTGTTGAATGCCAAATCCACACCCGCCAGATTGTCCATTGCGTTCGCAAACACCGAAATGCCCAGCGCTGTGGACTCGTCCACGTTATTGACAATGTTTGGCGCCACGATTGCGAACATTGGGATGGTGCTGCCCGTCCGGATTGTGTCGGAGACGCCCGGCGGAAGAGGTTCCTCCTTCAACCCGCCCTTACTCTCCTTGAAGTAGCGGTTTGTGATGACATACTCTTCCCCGTCCAATGCGTGTGTCTCCAGGTAGATGTACGTATCGCCACGGTCCAGCACCTCAGATGCAAATGCCACGTCAATGATCCTGCCATTGCGCACTGTAATGGGCACGATACACGCAGCCGGAAGGAACTCCATCCAAATCTGCGCGCCCGGGTCGCTGACCACAGCGTCACCGGATAACTTCATGCCAATTATGCGCAGCACAACGGCCCCTGTGCCGGACGCAAAGGCCTTCTCTACCAGCTCATTCCCGCGCCTCCAAAAGTCGTTTGCACCGAACACTCCGCCGGTCCCTTCTTCATTCTCCGGACCCTGGACGAACACGGAGGAAGCAGCGTCGTCAATTGTGATTCGGGTCTTGTCGTTCAGTAGGATGGACGCCCAATCCTCGCAGACCTTCTTGCCCATCTTTAGGGTGTAAAGCTTACGCTTGAGCTTTTTCCCGTCCGCCGCCGTCTCCGCGAACTCGTGGAACGGCTTGTAAAACCCTCTCCACCAGCACATCCAATCCTGAATGTACTGGTAGTATCCAGCGGACAGATTCGTGCCGCGCTCTTTGTTGATGTAGTCGACCAGTGTTGCAATGTTCACGGTCTCACCTCTTGTCCGGTAGGAGCTGCCGCATGAACCGCTCCCACGAGTATTCGAAAGCATCCAGGATATCAATATCGCTGGAGAAGTTGTCCAGGCGCACGTCCTTGCCCTTTTCGGCCTGGTCCTTATCCCACACGGCGCTCTTTAGGCCATCAGACACAAGATTGCACCCGTTCATCAAAAACAGCCTGTCCAGGTTGAGCAGAGTGCTTGTGCAATAAATGCGCTGCGTGATCTCGTTTTTTGCGGAGTCCCCGAACTGTATACCTAGCCCTGCCGCATTGCTGGCGCGTCTCATGCCATTGATGAGGTATTGCGCCTCACTGTCCGCAAAACAGTATTTGACGCGCGCGCCCGGGTACTCCTGTTTGAGCCTTTGGATAAACCCCACAAACTCACGATTTACCTTGTCGGAGTCGATGTCGCCCTTTTGCCCTTCGATGTGGTAGTCTCGGAGGACGGTCAACTTGGAGAATCCCCTGTGCACCGCGGTCGCAACAAAAGTTGTCAAGGACCTGTTCCCGCCAAAGTCAACGCCGACAGACACAAAATCGATCCCAGAGCAGAACCGCTTGAAATCTTCGCCCTCTGGCTTTTTCATTGTCCAGTGGTCCGGATCGTCTGCGAACTGCCTGTATATAATCCCGTCCGCCACCACCCACTTACCGAGGATAAAGCGGTCGTAATAGACGCCTGTGTATTCTTTTTTAAGCTGGGCTACATACTCGGGGTCGAGCGAGGCATTATCATCAATTAAAAATTTCATGACTAGCATGTCCAGCTCGCCTTGACGCTTAATGTATTTTTCCATCAGCCAGTGGTTCGGGTTATCTGGGTTTGTGCTCCCAAACAGCTTCGCCCCCGGCATAGACAATCGGGAGAGCAACATTGCGAAGAAATCCTCGGTGAACAACGTGAGCTCGTCGCACAGCGCACCCTGGAGTGTCATGCCTCGGATTTTGCTCTCGGCCCTGGAGTCATTTACGCCTTCTAGATAAACCAACCGCCCAAACAGTCGAGCCTCTTTCTTTGGGAGGCTGTATGTAAAATTCTTGCTTCCTACCAGCCTCTCCAGTAGGTCAAGGCAGTTTCGTCGGAGGGACGTGAGCGTCTTGGCTACCATGAGGTATGATGCGTCCTTCGGCATCGTCGCCACCCAAAACGCCCACAGCACGAGGCTGATCCATGTCTTTCCCGATCGAACGGACCCCTCAAGTATGTTGATGCGCCGCAGCTCGTTCTTCTGCCACATCCGCAAGAGTTGCCTTTGCTTTTCGCCGTACTTAATCATCTTTCAGCCCCGCGATTAGTTCTGTCAGGTCTCCATTCTCGTTGGGCGCACCCTCGCCTATCAGGTCCCTGATCTCCTTGTACGCCGCTACGTCCCCGCTCTTCGCCCGCTGAAACAGGGCTGCCGTCAGGAGCATAGCGTTATCTATTTCTTCCACGGGGATGCCCATGGCTGTCAGCTTGTTAAAGTCTCGGGTCCCGGTCACATCCATCCCAAGGAGCATGTTCATGTTATCTTTCAGTGTCTTTCTTTGGCGACGCGCCGCACCTGATGCTTTGCCACCATTCTTGCCCCTCTCCCTTGCTTCGCTCTTGGTTCTAACTGGCTTTAGGTTCTTCTCGTTCGGCATCATCACCACCCCTCGCAACGTTACTTACGCCGCCGCACCCACCCACTTGCTTTACGCGGTGTACTTACCCACAATGACCATAACCATACCGACTAAGCCGGCACGGCACGAATTGCACCGACCATTTTGCCCTCAAGCAGCATTGACTTGACCTGGCTATAGTCCAGTCCCATATCGAGCAGTACTGCAATTTGTCCGATTCTCTTTGTAACACCTGATATCTCGTCAGCCGTCATGTAATCGGCCGCAACCGCCTTTCTCGGCGCAGATCTGTCCTTGCGTAGCTGGGCCGCGTTCTTACCAGTAATGGACTTGTAAGCAAGGTCTGTGTATTTCTTGTACGCCCATGGACTTGGGTCAACGGCCTGAATCACATCGGTCATCTCTCTGCGAATGGGCTTCAGCTCTGCGCGGCGAACACGCCGGTCGAGCAGCTCTTTGCGCATGGCGTAGAACTGCCGGACGAGCTCTTTCTTGAATGCCCTGACCTGCTCGGTGTTCTTCAGGTAGGTCATTAGGAGCGTCGCCTGCTCTTCGTTCAGGTGATACACCTTGACTTCTTGCAAGCCGCCCTTTGTCTGTAAGGGTCGCATTTCAAATGAGACCCTTCCGAACTCCTCAAAGTCAGACTCGTGCTTCTGAATCAGAGTCTGAACTGCATGTCGCTTTGTTCCAGCAAACTCCGCTATGACCTCAGACGTCGTGAATGGCACTGCGTCAATTTTATTGGGCTCCAAAAATACCAGTTCGTTCATTTGAGAGTTCTCCTTTCATAAGTCAGGAGAGGCGGCGGGAACATACCCCGCCATGCGTTTCCTCCCAAATTTTGTTACAGGCCATTGGCCATTGCAACCGATGCCAATAAAAAGAGCCGCCCTCTCGGACGACTCTCTGTTGCGGGCCACCTGCCGCAACTCAGGGTTCAACAAACAACTACTCACGTTGTTTTCCGGTTTCCCGGTTGGAGCCGAGAGGCGGTATTGAGCCGCCACGCCCTCACCGCTGTTCCCATGGCTGCGGGTTGGGTTTCTGCTCTGCACTCGGCATACAGTTGGGACCGGGATGCGGAAACCCGGCCCCAGAAGGGAAAAGAAGGGAGGAAAAGTTAGGAGGTCCGGGACACTGAACCACGATACTAGTGTACCATGGCATTTAAATAATTTCGTCTCATGTTTGTATCATCCCACCAATAGCCGCTTGAATCTATCAAGGGCATGTCTCCGCAGTCGATATATGCTGGCCCTCTCATACCCATACACGTCACACAGTGTATCAACAGCCACCTGTGCGGGCCTACGGCCTCGCTGGAAAAATTCCGTCAGGATGCGCCGCTCATCATCCGTGAGCGCCTCCCACGCCCTGGTGTACTGCTTGTCCTCTTTCACCAACCCCTGGATCTTTTCTTTGATGGATTCTTTCTGGATGTACTTGTTTATCATGCCGTCGTCCGGCGTCGAGTCCACGCGGTCCTTGCTGTAATCAACTGCGCCAAGTCCGTCCGATACAGATGCGTATTCCTCCATCAAATTTGTGAGAGCAATCATGTTCTCGTCTCGGTGCTGTAGCATCTCAATGGCGACGCGGTCCCAGTTCACATATTTCTCAAACATATTTCCTCCATCTGTCTTACGCTCTCAAACGTCTGTATATCCGTCCTATGCCCTCTCTCGACCCTGATCTGCACCAGATAGCTCACGCCCCACGCCTCGCTCGCAGGGAGCGTCCTGACGGTCACGGTGACATCTCCGAGTGTCCGAGTAAGGGCCAGCGGTTTGCGGGCTCTGTGGGCCGCTGAGAGGGCGTGGAGGTCATTTGCGCTGAGTGTGGGCTGCGATAAAGCGTCATGCTCTCCAGATACATTGTCTGCTTGCTTACATACTGACACCACTCCCACTCCAGCCGAGCCCCCCTGCTTTGATCGTAATCCGGCAAAAACGCCACAATGTCCGCGCTGTCCATCATGGCTAAGCAGATGCGCATATAGTCCTCCGGCCGCATCCCCTCTGGGAGCTCGGCTGGGTTGATGACGGTAAACCCATGCTCCTCAAGTTTTTCTCTTGCGGTCTGGAATTTACGACGATAATTTTCGTCTCCGGTAATCTTGCCCGCTATGTATGCTTTCATCGCTTGTCCTCCCTCTTGGTCACCTCATACGTCCCGCCGTATTTCCGCCTCCCGCAGTGTGCGCAGGTAATTTTGTTGTCCACGCCGCGGGTGAGCAGTTTGATGTTGTGTTCCGCCCGGACAGCAGCCAGGCAGGCACCGCACAGGTCCAATTTCATGCTTTATCCATCCTTTCTGCCAGCCGGGCCACCTTATCGTCCCGGATATCCCGCGACCGCGCCTCTACGTTAAACAACAGGCGCATCTGGTCGAGCATGATGCCCACGTCCGCAATCTCCTCAGCGATGTTGTCCAGGTTGTCGGCGCCGCGGCCATGCTTGCAGACGGCAAGCTGTAACTCCGCCATCTCTTCGTACAGCATCTTGATCTGCGCCTCCGAGCCATAGTAGGCCAGCGCCTCCTCAAATATGTACTTTTCAACGTTTTTCATTATCACTCGTCACCGTCCATCCTCGCTCCGCAGTTGGGGCAGTATTTAGTCTTGCCTCGCCACCAGTCAACGGGATAATTACATTGGCTGCAAGTGGCGAACAATGTATCGTTACCAGGGTCGGTCTTGATCCACCGCCCATGCCGCACTTCCTCCACATCGGCGGCGGGCATAATCTTGTTCCACTTCTCAACAACTTCTTCGCCCGAATATCCATGTACGCTAACGAGTGTACCGTTGCCGCAAGAATTCTCGCGCAGGGGGCACCAGCGCGGCGATGTCTTGATGTTCGGATATTCCTCGCCGGGTTTCGTGAATCCGATAAAGGCCGCCATCCTGGGGCTGCGCGGTAAAACTCGCTCGAAAGTCTCCACAGCCTTGGGATGCTCACACATACAGTCTCCGCGCGGCCCTTCCGGGAGGCTGTTGCCAGTAATCCGCGCTCTTCCGATCAGCTTCATGTACTCGCACTGCCTGCATACGGGTATCTTTTTCACGTTTCCGCCTCCTTAGGGCCGCGCCATTGCCAGTTGTTAGCAAAACTGCAATTATAACATTGCGTCCGGTCTGTTTTCCAAGCGCACCAGTTGCAATCCATATCGCCTTCGATGGACGCAACTCGCAAATCCTCCACCGCCGCATCCCGCTCCCGCGTCACGCGCTCCAGATCCTCCACCAAAGAGCTCAGGCGGTCGGCAACAGCTTGCCCCATTTGTGGGATGCAGTTTGCCATATCATGACCCTTGCAAAATACGCATTCCTCCCGGCACTTATCCAATCTTGGGCTGCTGACGCAGCACCGCAGCGCCCGTATCAATTCCTGGTCAGTCATCGGTCGCTCCCTCCTGCGGCCCTGTGGGCGCTTCCTCCCAACCTTTCCACCGGCGCTCTCCCAGCTTCTCAATTTTCCATTTGGTACGCCTGTGGCCGTTCTGGTTCAACCAGCGGTTCCTCGCACTCTTCAGCGTCGCTTCTTTCTCTCCGAGCTGTTCCGCGCACTCCTCCATGGTCCCGACCACAGCCCTGCCCGTTTTGATGCGCGTCACCCGGTACACGGCTCTCGGGTGGATGTGCTTTGCTTTCCGCCCGGTCTCCTGCATGCGGATATAGATCATGTTTTTGGAGCACCCGACCGTGCTTGCAATCACGGGGACGGGCGTACATGCGTCGCAGAGACGGTCAATCTCCAAGAGTGTTTTGGTGGTCATGGCTCCTTACCTCCTGGCGTACCCACGCCATATATCGCTTCCAGCAGCCTGTCCGCATTTTCCAGCGTCCTGTTTTTTCGGTATTCAGCCGCCGCGCCGCCAATAGCGGACCATAGCTTTACCGCGTGGTCACGACACCGGTCACCAAACGCCATCAGTCTCGCCTCGTCATCCCTGGCGCGCTTGATAACTTTCTTGTCTGCTGCCCCTGTTTCTCGGCTGATCACCTTACGGTGATACTGCGCGTACACCTCACGCAGACTGATATAGGCCACACGGTCCGCCGCAGATAGCCCAGCCGGTATCGGGTCACCCCTCATTGCGGACCGTTCAAATTCAAATACCATTCCAGAGTCCTCACCGCGCTCTGCCATCCGTGGCACACCTCCCACATAAAACCTCGAGCAATTAGCTGGTTACCCCACCAGTCCTGTTCTTGGCTTGTGCGTCCAGTTTCGTTTTTCATTTCGATGTAGAGTCCATGGTATGGCCCACGCGCCACCGGGAGGCATAAGTCCGGAACACCTGGCTTGACCCCCTGCTCCTTCAGGTGCCTCCCTTCTATTTCGTCTCGATTACCGCCATTCGGTATATGGTGCAGCAAAGCCAGCTCGGGCCACTTTGACCTGATAGATGGCTGACGGGACCACTTGAATACCGCCACCTGATGCTTTGCTTCCGTCACTGATGCGCACCCCCAAACAACCTGTTCAGAATCTGCGAAGCCTGAAACTTCGTCAGCCCGTCTGCGTTAAACCCTTTGCATCTGCGGCGTATAACCTTCAGTTGCCCCTCTGTGGCCGGAGCCCTCCCCCACCGCTTTGCAATATTCAGGTCCCAGATTGGTCGGCTGTCTCCACAGTGCGTATCCAGCGTCAGATAAACCTTGTCCAGAGCCTCCTGCATCGTGATCCTTTCCCCGGACAGCATCGTCATGCCTAGGGAGTCCGGGCACGGGATCGTCAGCCTCCGTCTTTCCGGGAGCGACACTGTCATGGATCCATCCGGCATCTTGAAATAATTAACGTCGTGCGTATTGTACTGCTGTCCCCTGGCCCACAGGTCAACGATCTCCACATTTTTCACCCAACTCTCCGGGCAGTCAGAGGCGGATGCAGCCTTAATTGGGAGTTCGAACAGCATACCCTGTACTTCGTCTGCTTTTCTTGCGGGCACATCGTCCATGCTGATCCCGAGCAGCGACGGGGCTGTGCAAAGCGAGGCTTTCCCCGTCACGCCGACGCAGTCAATCAGAACAAGCCGCTCTTTCCCAGGGTAGAGACGGAGCCCGCGGCCCACCATCTGCGTATACAAGGCGTCTGATTGGGTGGGTCGGGCAATAATTACCGTTTCCACCCGCGGAATATCGGTCCCTTCGGTGAATACCATGCAATTGACTAAACACGGTATTTTGCCAGCAGTAAAATCCCGGATGATACCAGCCCGATCCTTTGTTTCCCCGGTCACCACCACGGCTCCGTCGATCCTGGACGCGATCTCTTCCGCCTGGTGGACCGATACCGCGAAGATCAGTGTCGCCCCAACCGCGTGGCCCCGGTACGCCTCAGCGATTGCATCCGCCGTGCCATCCATGGCCTCATCCAGCTCACCGGGCGCGTAATCTCCGCCCCTGGTGCGCACTCTTGACAGGTCATACCCGATCTGCACTCGCTTGCACAGGATATCGCATAGATACCCTTGCTCGATCCCCCACCTCAGATCGCGGGTAAAAATAATGTCCGAGAATACATTGTCCAGGCGGACCTTATCGCCACGATTCGGCGTAGCCGTAAATCCAAGCGTCAGGCGAGGCTGGAAGTACTCCAGTATGCGACGATAGGTGCTGGCGGCTGCATGGTGGCACTCGTCCACGATGATGGTGTCAAATTCATCCGGTGAGAAGCGTTCCAGCCTGCGAGCCATGCTTTGCACGGATGCGCTAACCACATCCTCTCCATGACTTCGTTCGGCCGCCCGCTCCACCCCATAGGAGCATGCATAATACTTTTGCGGCTGCCGCACCAACTCTTCCCGGTGAGATAAGATCAGCTCTCGACCTCTCCGCGGGATATTTGCGAACGTCACAGTCTTCCCAAGTCCCGTGGCCATCTGAATCAAATATGCGCCGGGTGGCTGGTTCTCTACGGTCTGAATGCACTCCTTCTGATAATCTCTTAACTCCATTTTACCTCCTTGTGTGGGACTCTGTGGTACGCTGTGGGACAGGCTGTCCCACACCTCAACTCATTGCGCCACAATGGATTGAAGGATATTTTTTCACGGTGTGGGACTGTGGGACAACTTTTTTCACTATACGCGCGAGGCGTGTGTGTTAAACTCTTGCTTACTATCTATAAGCACACGTTGCATACACACTCTCTTATATAGTGTGTATTTACTGTCCCACATGTCCCACAGTCCCACAAAACCGCGAATCCATTGCGGCCCTAGATTTCCTACTGTGGGACAGTGATTTATTTTTTGTCCCACAAAGTCCCTCAAAGCGGCAATTCGTGGTCCGTGCCGTCCACGTCATCATCAATTTCCTCCAGTTTTAGGCTAATGCACTCGGTTAATTGCCCGTTGATTCTCTTCCCTCGCGTGTAGTTTCGTCCGCGCGTCTCGATCAGCCCGTTCGACTTCAAATAGCTCAGCGTTGCAGCCGTGGAAAATCCCGCGTCACTTACCACGCGATCGAACACCGACCGGACGATATAAGCCCGTCCAGGCTCCATCACACCAAGCACCTCCAGCGTATCTGAGTGCCCGCATAGCTTATTTGCGTTCTGCACAGCCCAATCACATATGTAATGATAGGCTCTATCCCCTGCGCTTACAGCAGCCTTTGACGCAAGGAAAGCACTGATTTCCTCCGGCGTTATGGGGTCGGCTCTTCCGCCAAATACCCACTCATTCGCCAATCGATCAGCCTCCACAATTACGGCCGCGGCCATAGCCTGCTTCTCCGTGGTGTCGTTGCACGAAAGCGACCGAAATAGAGTCTGGTACTCCGCGGCCACCCTTTCCATTGCGCCGTCCTTGTAGAGGTGCTCCACAAACTCGCGGCCCGCAAAACCGAAATTTCGCTTCAATGCGTTGGATATCCGCATTCCATCTGTTATGACCGCTTCTTGCGCCCTGCACTCAATATCGATCACGCGATTAACAGCCCCAGCCCCAGCCCCGGTTCCCGTCAATGGACTTTCTCCGGTCGTGAGGATGCAATTGCGCCATGTCGGAGTCGTGTCTACGCCGCCCCCACGGTTCCCGCGGGTGCGCCCCACCCCCTGCGCCAGCCTGTACACATCGAACTGCAACCTCCCGCGACTGTCCTTCGCGAGCTGCAGCTCGTCGAGGCAAAGCGGGAGATGGTTCAAAAATGCGGCCGTTTTTTCATGCCCAACCACCGTGGCGTCAAAGGTCTTTATGTAAGATCCGATGGACGGATCGCCCCAAACGGATGCGGCCAGCATCAAGGCCACCGTTTTGCCTGTGCCTGAATCCACACCCCAGAGGTGCACGAAGAATGGGAGTGCACCAAGGGGCTCGAGCAAGACGGACGCAAACGACGACGCCAGCATAATTCTTGCGGTCGTTGACATTCCCCTGCACTCTAGCGCAGCTCTCTCCCAATCGCCCCTGCTCCCGGCCTGTCTAACCGCCTGGAACATGGCGCGAAAATTTGCGTCGCCATCAAATATCAAGCCATCTACAAACGGAGAGAACCCGTCTCCCTTTATGTACCCGAACCTCCCTATGCTCTTGCTCTCCGGGATGATGTCGTAGTTCAGATTCTCCAGATCGTTCATGTATTCCACGAACGCCCGTGCATTCTGGCTGGTGACCGCAATGCCGAGCCTGGCCAGTTCTGTCACCTTATTTGCGTTCGCCAGGACCACCTTGTCTACGATGGTGCTGCGCCATCGATTTCCCTTGCGGTAGGCAATCCGCACTCGCTCTTCCCCGGTGTCAATGTTTACAAGACGCTCCACAGGCATTACCGGATGCGGGCAGGCCGTCTCGTAGCCGAACCCAGCCTTTCTGCATATCCCGCCTTCGTCTGCCTCCCAATCCCCGGCATTCAATTCCATCGGCTGCCCCTCAAACGCCGTGACATTATCCACATACACCGTGTCCCGCTGCTCCCGCATCGTCGTGACATACGCCCGGTACATACCCTTGAAGCCCTTGAAGCCCTTTGACGCGGCATAGGCAGCCAGTTCCTCCATCTCCCGTGCATGCCGGAATGGCTCCTTGGCTGATTTATACAGCTCCTCGTATGGAGCCGGCGTCAGGAAATCGTCCTTTTCATACTCATACCCCAACTTATCACCTCCAGGGGTTTTGGGAGAACCACTCGTCCATGGCATCCAACTCCCGGCAGGCCGTGGCATAAAGTGGAGCGCCCGGCCCGGTTTGCTTCGCCTCCCACAGCGCCCGGTATAACACCGTGCGGCTCTCATACTCGCGCCTGTACCTATTCAGCCTGGCGGCCTCCTCCGACCGCTCACGGGCCGCCCGTGACGCCTCGGCGTGGGTTGGGCGCCGTCCAGTCAGTCCAAGTCCAAAATCCTCGTTGATCCGCAATAGCGCCTGCTGGAATGATATCCCGAACAACTCCATCACAAAGTCGATGACAGACCCGCCTTTTCCGCATCCAAAGCAATGCCAGCCACCAGAGCTCGGGTACAGTTTGAGGGAGGCGGTACGGTCCCCCGTGTGAAATGGGCAACTCACAAACCCCGTCCGATTGGGTTCATACCCGTACCGCTTCGCCACCTGCTCCGCGGTTAATGCTTCCTTGATGCGGCCAGCCAGGCCGTCAGAACGGAAGCTTGCCATCGTCCTCGAAATCGCCAAAGTCATCCGCGGACACATTCACACCGCTTCCTGTGGTCCTGTGCCCCGGCAGTTCACTTTCTGGCGCATTCCCGCCCTCCGACTGCTTCGGGCCGCAGAAGTGCACCCGGTCCGCCGTCAACTCGTTGCTCGACCGCTTATTTCCATCTTTGTCCGTCCATTCCCGGGTGGACAGCTTGCCCTCTACCGCAATCTCCTGTCCCTTTCGAAAATATTTGGATACCATTTCACCGGTCGATCTCCAAGCCGTACAGGGAAGAAATAATTTTGTCTCGTTTTCCTTGTATTTTTCGGACCACGCAACCGTAAAGGAGCACACGGACACGCCCGAGCCAGTGCTGCGCAGTTCAGGGTCGCGCACCAGATGCCCCTGAAGCGTTACATGATTAACCAAGTTCCCCCACCATCCTATAATCTATAATCCGATCCAACGCCTTCCGACTCCTGCAATACGGGCACCTCCCGCAGCCAATCGGCTCTATCTCGTGCCTCTTGATCGCCTGATAGCGCGGAGATAGGCCCCTGACTTCCTCCAACTTTGCGGCCAGCTCCTGGTCCGGTATGTAGAGGGCTTCCAGGTCCGGCTCGTCCTCTTTTGTTCCGACCGCCAGAATAAACGGGAGCATATTCCCCTCAATAGCCTGATAAATGGCGCCCTGAATGTCATACCCCCACGCCCTGACGAATGAGATGCGACTCCACTCCTCGTCGGACCACACATCACCCGTATCTCGCACGATCTTCTGGTCCACAATAGCACCATCGCAGAACCCCATAGCCTCAGAGGCAAACGGAAAACGGTCCACGACCCTACGACACGTGTCTGCGTCCAGCAGGCTGTCGATCTTGATTTTATAGGGCACCCCTGCAATTTCGCCGGTCCTCACCACTTGCTTACGGCCAGACATCAGGAGCGTGTACAGCTCGTCATTCTCCAGGCGAGAGATGATCCTCTCAGCCTGGATGTATTCGGCCCTCAGGGAGCCGTCCCGCTTAAATATCTCGGGGTTGCGCGCCTTGAAAACATCCAAAGCGCCCTCAAAATGGGCGTCCACATAAGACCCGACCAGCAGAGCGGTTGTTTTTGGCATGCAATACCTACCCTCCAACTCGGCCAGGGCAGCAGCTTCACAGCGCTGGAAAGCCTTGAATTGGCTGGCCCCCATGTATGCCATCTGAATCTCGGTGTCGAAATAATTATTACCCGTTACCGTCGGAAGGCTCATTGTTCTCCCCCCTCATCGCTCTTTTGTTCGCTACCAGCCTCCGCCAGCTTCCGTTTTACGGCACAGTCCGCGCATAGGGGCGCTCCATATTTTTTTGTGGTGTACGCCACCATCCACTCCGCGCTCTTCTCCATGGCCGGAACAATCCCTCCGCCGCAGTCGGAACACGGAGGCAGCGGCTCAGTTTTCTGCACACGCGGCTTGTAAGGCCGGACTCGGACCGCGCTCACCACCTCGCCGAACGCCTTGATTCCATGCTCGATGTAAAGCTGGACCCGCACTCCGGGCCAATCCTCAAAATATCCGCTTCCGGCAACCTTCTCGATGTTCTTGGAACGCGCCACGTTTAGGATCATAGGTTTATTGCCTGGCTCCCTCCAGTGGACGACCTGCTTCTTGCTCCTCCCCTCTGCTGTTGTGACGGTCTCGTCGATATTCACTCGCTCGATGGTCAAAACCTTCTCTTCGCCTTCCTGAAAATCTCCCTCGCCGATAAAGTTCGGGTCTGACACCTTCTTCTTCCAATGTGTCTTCATCCCGCAAGCACCTCTCTGACCCATTCAGATAGACTGCGTTCCGTCTCTTCCAGATAGTGCTGGATGATATCTGGGTCAGCGAAGCACCAATCGATGAAATCATCCTCATTGTCTTTGATGTAGGCACGCTGGACGCCAGAGTCCAGCTCAATTTTTACTGCATATGGCTTTGTTGGATACCCCGTCCTTTCGGCCGAGGTGATATCCGGATGCTGCAGGTCCATGCTATTCACGCTTCCACCTCCACCTCTACATCATCGGCCGCTTGGATAATGATCTGCGACGCCAGGAATCGTGCCGATAGTCCCGTCTCGACCTGCAACTCGCGAAGTCTCCTCTCTGCTTCCGGGGTCAATCTAACGTGCCCGCAGAGGCGCGCGTCCGCCTTGTGCACCGTAATTTTGATCTTATTCACTTGACAAATTCCTTTCTCTACCCCATAATTGGGGTGTATTCGTTCTTTATTTGCCGCGCACGGGATTGCAGCTCCTGTGTGCGGCGCTTTTTATTCCGCCCTGCGCAGCCAGTACACGGTCCTCCTGGTCTGCACCCGGATCACCCTCCGGCTCTGTCGGATATCCGCCACAGGGCTGGTAACCAGGCTCGTCCCGCCGAAGTCGATGACCAGCGGATGTCCCTCGTCCGGCTCTACCAGGCGGCCTGTGCGTCCTGTCAGGTAGTTGCGGGGCTTGACCGGGTGGTCCGTCCGGTCCGTGACGCGATCAATCTTGCAGATCATTTCGTTGCCCTCCGCTTCCATGCGCTTCCTGCGGCGGTACCGCCGCTGGTACTCGGCCCGCTCATCCTTGTGGGTCTCATAGTACCGCCGCTGGTACTCGGCCCGCCACATCCTTGTGGGCCTCATAGTACCGCCGATTGTACTCGGCCCGCTCATCCTTGTGGGCCTCATAGTACCGCCGATTGTACTCGGCCCGCTTTCTAGCCTGTGCGTCCATGCCCTCCAATACAGCATCCCGGTCGATCTGCCGCCCGAGGGCAAGGTCCTCGTTCGTAAGCCGGAACGTCGCCTCGATCTCCGCATCGGCCCGAGCCATTTCAGCCAGTTCCGCGGCGGTAAATCCCATCCGCGTTCGCCCCCTCTCTAAATTCCTGTTCCCACGCCCACGCCGCCTCCATCACCTTGTTGGCGTACTCCCGGTCTCCCGTGTCTCGCCCAGCGTTATAGATTGTCAGCGCCGTCATGGTGTCGTACCGCTCCAGCAGCGACCCAAGATGGGCAAGACCGGTCTGGACGTTTTCTTCCGCTGACAGGCCGCTGGGGAAAAACTTCGGGTTGAGCTGGGTAAGGCCGTAGCAGCCTTTGGGGCTGACCGCCTCCGCGTCGAACCCGCTCTCTACCTCAATGAGCCCCAGCGCCAGGCAGAGCGGCACATGGTATGTATCCGCCGCAGCGTCCACCGCCCGAAACAGCTCGTCCGACAGCGGGGTGGGGTTGCGGTATTCGATCAGCTCTTCAATCCGCCCCGTCTCCACGGGCCGCTGGTAGGCCGCTGCGACCGCAATGGGCTTGTCCGCCTCATGGGGTTGGGCGTGGGCTTCTCGCCCCTCCCCAGGCCCCAGGCACGCCAGCAGGCACCCAAGGATGACGCCGCATGTGACTACGCCGGTGATGCGGTCTGTGACGGGGTAGGCACTGGCCGGGGGCTTGTCCTGGATGCGGATCATGCGGACGCCTCCCTTTGCCCTGGCTCCTTCCGCCGGACCTCCAGCCCGGCCAGCTCTAGCAGCCTCCATACTGCGTAGATCGGCATGGTTAGGTCCTCGCCGGATATCAGCCTTGCGACTCCCATCCGGCCAATCCCGAGCTCGTCTGCGATGCTCTGATTGGTCAAATGGCCTCTCGCCTTATATACCGCCAGCCCGTCGCCGAGCATCCGGCTCTTGGCTTCGCACCTTGCCCGTTTTCGCTGGGCTTCCGTCAAGTATACTTTCGGCATTGTGCTTCCTCCTTTCGTCCTAACCTCGCATCAGCCGTCAGTGCCATCCGTCGGCTGATTTAATTTGGCTCGCACCTCGGCCCAGGTAACGTTGATTTCATCAAGCGTCGAACGGACCTCACTAAGCAATGCCTCCGCTCGTTCCATTTCTGCCATGAGTTCGCGCGTTAAATTCATCTCTGGGGTGATTTTCGGTAACGCCTCCATGGTTTCTCCTCCTTTCTAACTCGCCTGGTGGGCACCGGCGACTTGCCCCCGCCTTCACGCTGTGGTATGATTTAGGGGAAAGTGGGTGAGGTATTTTGGAAAAAATTAAAAGCAAAATCAAAGGTTTCCTGTACAGAAACAGGAGATATCAGGCCGCGAAACGTGACGGCCTAAACGTTCTCGTGGAGACCGAAAGCTCAAGATCCAGACGAGCCGAACGGCGGGAAAAAATCAACATGCTCCTCACCTTCGTATCTGCCGTCGCCGCTGTCGTCGCCGCGATATTTGCCACCCTCTCTTACATTAATGCGTAAGGGCACACATTCTCCGCATACGCAATGGAATGTACCCGTAGAATCACGTCCGCAATCTGGACTCGCTATGCGAAAGCACCATATGTATCGATCTCTTTTCACCATTCACCCTCCTTTCTTTTGTTGTCACCTCCCGCCCCGTGTGGTAGAATATGGGCGAGAAGGGAGGTGAAAATGATGCATTACGCTTATTGCAGTGCACCTAATTGCGCGCATAGCCAGCTATACGGAACGAGCAAGAGCACAAACAGCCGTTCCCCATCGAGGACCGTGGAAATGCAAAAGTTTTGCACTGAATGCGGGGCTCCTATGATTGGGAAATGCCCTTCATGCGGCTCGTATCGTGAGAGCATGGAGTACAAGTGCTGTCCCAATTGCGGGAAACCTTACAAATGAGTTGTGGAATTAAAGGGAGCTCTTCGCCGGGGCTTCCTTTAATTTTTCGCCACACCCACCGCAGTACTTTGCATCTGCGTAATGCCACTCCTTGCCGCATTTCCTACAGACACAGTGCTTCGTTTCGGGCCGTAGATTTTTAGGCTGGTTCATGTTATCCCTCCTTTCTAACTCGCGTATTGGTCGCCGTCTTCGGCTAGGCCATCGACGTATCGTTCTTGGGGGCGGGCTCAGGCAGTCGCGTGACCTCGACGGAGACAAGTTCCCGTCCTTCGCGTCTGAGTAGGATTTCTGCCATTTTGGTCAAAACGCACGCCGCGAATTGGAACCGGAACTCGGGGTCATCCATCTTGTGCTCGGGGTCGATGATAGTCGCCGCCATATAGGTGGCCTCCTTTCTACGTTGCGCTGTGCAACTATTGGGCAAAAAAATATTCGCCAAATTGATTGTCTTCGAGCTTAAGTAATGCGGCTAGCTTCTCTGCTTCATCCAGGTCCATCGGGCGCACTCTGTTAAGCTTCTGTGAGGCCGTAGGTGCAGCAATTCCAAGGGCTTTAGCTACGTCTTTTTGAGATATATTCAACTCCGCCATTCGACCTCTCACTTTCGCTATGTTAAGCATTGCAATCACCCCCTTGCACATATGTTGCCCTGTGCAACATAATAATACCCCATTCCTTTACACTTGTCAATAGCGTAGTGCAATTTAATTTTGCTTTCCTACACATCTGTATTGCACAGTGCAAATAATTGTGGTATTATCTGATTGAAAAGGGGGAATCGAAATGGGGAACCGCGAGATAGGACGCAGAATTGAGCAGCAACGAAAGCGCCTTGGGCTTACGCTTGATGATATTGCGCTCAATATAGGCGTTGCCAGATCAACCGTCCAACGCTACGAAAAGGGGTCCATAGATAAAATTAAGCTTCCCGTTATTGAGGCCATAGCTCGTGTGCTGGATGTTAGCCCTGCGTGGCTTTGCTGTAAAAGCGATGATATGCGGCCAGAGCAGATAAATCGCTCATCGCTAGGTAATAAGCAGATAATGGCCGCAAACATAAGACAACACATGGCGTCCGCCGGGGTCACGTCAAAAGAAGTGTGTTCCTTCCTGCACATACCAATGCCCACTTTTTCTGATTGGATTAATGCGAAGACATATCCAAGAATAGACAAAATTGAAATGCTTGCAAATTACTTTGGCATTACAAAAGCAGAACTGGTTGAATCATCAGAAAATAGACTCCCAAAGAACGCAATTCCATACAACGAGCCCCACATAGCCCCCATCGTCGGCTCAATCCCGGCAGGGTATCCGGCGCTTGCGTTTGAGGAAATAGAGGGCTATGCCTCCATCCCTTACGCCGATGCCGAGAGCTATTTCTTCCTCCGGGTATCAGGGGAAAGCATGATAAATGCTGGCATCAAGAGCGGTGATATCGTCCTGATCCGCAAGCAGAGCTGCGCAGACGATGGCCAGATTGTGGCCGCACGTGTGAACGGTGACGAGGCAACGCTAAAGCGCTTCAAGCGTCAGGGTGATGTTGTTCTACTCCTCCCGGAAAACCCGGACTATGAGCCTCGTGTTATCCCTGCCAGTGATTTTGAGACTGGTGACGCTCAAATCATCGGCGTGGCCGTGGAAGTGCGGCACACTCTATAGAAGCAAAACGGACACTGAATCGCGGGTCAACAAGTTCACATCTGGAGGGATACACCACATGGGAATACCAGATAACCATCTTCGCACGGCCATCTATGTGCGCGTATCAACCGAAGAGCAGAAAATACACGGGTTGTCCATCGAGGCCCAGACCGAGGCGCTGGACGAGTGGGCGAAGGCACACGGTGTGAAGGTGGTCGGGCATTACAACGACGCGGGCATATCAGCCCGAAAAAAGCACACGAAACGCCCGGAACTGCTACGTCTGCTTGAGGATGTGAAAGCGGGCAGGGTTGACCTCATTGTCTTCACAAAACTGGATCGGTGGTTCAGAAACATTGCCGAGTACTATAAAGTGCAGGAAATACTTGAGGCTAATAATGTAAACTGGAAAACGATCCACGAGGACTATGACACGTCCACCGCCTCTGGCCGCCTGAAAATAAACATTATGCTCTCCGTCGCACAGGACGAGGCCGACCGCACCAGTGAGCGCATTAAGGCCGTGTTTGACGCAAAGAAGAAAAACGGGGAGCCCGTGACCGGGAACGTCCCAACAGGCTACCGTCTGGACGGGAAGACGATCACCTACGATCATGAATGGAAGGACGCTGTGGATACCTTCTTCTCCACGTATCTTGCAAGCGGAAGCCCGGCTCAAGCCCGCAAGGAGGCTCTGAGGCGAAGTGGGAAGGTTATCTCGTACCAACTCGCAACGTTGATGCTGAAAAACCGTGCATACTCCGGGAGCTTTCATGGTATACAGGGCATGTGCCCTCAGTACATCACGGAAGCGCAGTATGCCCGCATTCAGCGAATGCGAAAGTCAAATCCGAAGGCGGCCCCAACTGGAAGGACGTACCTCTTTAGCGGTCTCGTGTTCTGCGCGGAATGCGGGCACAGGCTATCTGGCGCGTGCAGAGATGTAGTCCGAAAGGACGGGACCGTGTATTCGTCCAAATATTATCTCTGCCAGCATCATTATGTGCGCAGCGGGTGCAAAAATGGCGCTTGCACAAGAGAGCGTTATATTGAAGATGAGCTCATCAAATTGATTCCGGACGAAATAAACCGCACAATATTGGGCGCAAAAAACGCAAGCTCCACTGCTAGGCAGAACAGGGTGGACGTTGGAAAACTGAAACGGAGACTCGCTAGGCTCCAAGAGCTCTATTTGGGTGAGCTGATTGACTTGGACGCATACCGGAAGGAATATGGTGCGATACAAGCAAGCATTCAGAGCGCGGAAGCAGTCAAGGATGCAGATTCGAGGGTATCGGGTTTTCAAATGCTCCTTGGGGTGGACTGGGCTGAATTGTATGCCTCAATGGAGGAAGATGAACGTGGTGAATTATGGCACGCTTTATTGCGGAAAGTATCGATCGACCATAACAAACAGATAACGATAGAATTAAACGAGGACATGAAGGGCGTGTTGAGTCATGTTAAGTAATCAATTGATACCCGACGGCTACTGGATCGAGATCATCCCCGACCGGAAGCCCAAACCGTAACCCATGGCAAGAAGCGACCAGGGCCGGCTGGCCTATGCCGATCTGCTGCGGGTGTTCGCCTGTCTGGCCGTCATCGTGGTCCACGTCTCCGGCGGCTGGCTGGAGTCCCTCCCCGCCGGGACCGCGGACTGGAACCTCCTCAACGCCTGGGACTGCCTGGCCCACTGGTGCGTCCCGGTATTTGTCATGTGCTCGGGCATGTTCCTGCTGGACCCCAAAAAGTCCCTCGCCTGGCCCCACCTGCTGTTCCGCTATCTGCTGCGGGTGGCCGTGGCCCTGGTGTTCTGGGGCGTGGTCTATGCCCTGATGAACACCGCCCTCTTCCGCGGCCTCACCCTGCGGGGGGTGCTGGACGCCCTGTACGTCGTGGTGCTGGGCAGCGTGCCCACCCATCTGTGGTTTTTGTATATGGTAGCGGGGCTCTATCTGCTCACCCCCCTGCTCCGCGCCTTCGTCCGGGGTGCCAGGCGCAGCGATTTCCACTGGTTCTTTCTGGTGGTTTTTCTCTTCGTCTATGTGCTGCCCCTGTTCCTGCGGCTCCGGGGCAGCCAGACGGTGGAGCTCTACGCCAACAAGCTCTACCTCAACTTCACCCTGGCCTACCCGCCCCTGGCCTACGTGGGGTACTTCGTGGCGGGGTACTATTTGAAGGAGTACACCCTGGGCCGGGTGGCAGAGGGCCTGATCTACGTGCTGGGCGTCGCCGGGGCGGCCGCCACGGTATGGGGCTCCGCCGCCCTCAACGCGGGCAACGGCCCGGGAGAGTTCAACGGCCTGACGATGAGCTACCTTACCCCCAACGTGTGCGCCATGTCGGTGGCCGTGTTTGTCCTGTTCCGGTATGTGCTGGGCCTCAGCGACGAGCGCTCTCGCCGGGCCCGGGTCAGCCATGCCGCCGACTACACCTTCGGCGTCTATCTGGTCCACGTGGTCTTCCTCACCCTGCTGCGTTACTTCGGCCTGTCCAATCCCCCCATCACTCCGGCGCTGGCGGTGCCTCTGCTGACTCTGGCCATCGCGGTGCCCAGCTTCGCCGTATCCTGGCTCCTCCACAAGATCCCGGTGGTGGGCCGCTACATCACCTGACCCAAAGGAGGTTCTCCCCATGGATACCCTGCTGGAGCGCCCCACGGCCGGGTGGACGGGACGTCTGGCCTGGGCTGACCTGCTGCGGGTCCTGGCCACCTTCGCCGTGGTCCTGCTCCACACCTCCACCACCTGGCTGGCCCTGGCGGAGGAGGGCTCGGCGGAGTGGACGGCGCTGATGGCCTGGGACGGGCTGACCCGCTGGTGCGTGCCGGTCTTCGTCCTGCTGTCGGGCGCTTTCCTGCTGGACCCGAATAAGCCGCTGACCGTTCGCTTCCTGCTCCGGGGCCGTCTGCCCCGCATCCTCGCCGCCCTGCTGGCCTGGGGTTTTTTCTACAATCTCATTTACTTTCGCAACGCCGGGGTGGCGGGCGTGCGGAACGCCCTGCTGCTCACTCTGCGGGGGCAGACGGAGTATCACCTGTGGTATCTCTACATGCTGCTGGGTCTGTACCTGCTCACCCCCGTCCTCCGGGGATTGGTCCGGGGCTGCTCCCGACGGGAGCTGGAGTGGCTGCTGGCCCTCTGGTTCCTGGCGGGGCTGCTGCTCCCCACCGTTTTGAGCTACTTTCCCAGCGTCGGAGCGCAAAGCTGGCTCAAGCAGCTTGACCTTCCCCTCATCGGGGGCTATCCGGGCTATTACGTGGCGGGGTACTACCTGCGGACCTATGACCTGAGGCCCCATGTCCGGTACGCCGTCTACGCCCTGGGTCTGTCCGGTCTGGCCGCCACCCTGGCGCTGGGGGGCGACGTATACGGCTACCTCACCCCCAACGTGGCCTGCACCGCCTGCGCCCTGTTTTTGCTGTGCAGGCAATGCCGCCTCCGCCCCAGCCGGGTGGCGGGCCTGTCCGACTGCTCCTTCGGCGTCTATCTGAGCCACGTCTTTTTTCTCATGCTCCTCAACCATTTCGGCCTGACTACCCTCCGCTTCACCCCCTGGCTGTCGGCGCCGCTGCTGTCCCTGGCGGTCTTCTTCTGCGCCGCCGGCACCGCACGGGCGCTGCGGAAGCTCCCGGTGGTGGGAGCCTACATTACGTAACCCATAAGGAGTCTGCCACCCATGCTCTTCTCCAGTTCGGTCTTTCTCTTCGCCTACCTGCCCATTGTCCTGGTGGTCTATTACATCCCCCTCCGGGGCCTGCGTCGGGCGCAGAATCTCTTCCTGCTGGCGGCCTCCCTGCTTTTTTACGCCTGGGGGGAGCCCTGGTTCGTGCTGGTCATGATCGCCTCCATCCTGGCCAACTACGGGTTCGGGCTTTGGGTGGACCGGCGCCGCCGGGCGGGGGCCTCCTGCCGCCTCCCGCTCCTGGCGGCCGCGGCGGCCAATCTGGGGCTTTTGTTTG